AGAGTACAGAGAAGCTTTCCTCAGAGACAGTGATGAAGTGCTTATCTTAGAGGTGCTTAACATAACAAGCGAAGACTTACTAAACGCTTTTGAAGACCGACTAATTAGATACAGAGAAGAGACAGTAGAAAATGAATAATCTTAAAAAGTTAATTACTGAAAACGAGAAGTTGTTCGATGAGTTAGAGTTTTGGAAGTCAACAGCTTTAGAACTAGGTGCATCTGAAGACGCTTATGAAGAATGTTTACGAGACGTAGAGAGGATGTGCCATGAAATGGATTATGACGACACAGGGGAGATACACGGATGAGCATTAATAACGCAACACCAGCAGATTGGGATAGACTACGCAAGCAGCACCCGCCAGTAGAAGCCCCTAAGCGCACAATAGACGAGTCTTTGATGACGGTTTATCTTGACATGGCAGAAGCCGAAATGAATCCCTTTGACGACGACGAGGAACAAGATGTTGTCAACAATCCTGACCACTACAACACAGGAAACATTGAGTGTATTGATGCAATAGAGGAGTCCATGTCCAGTGTTGCATTTAAAGGCTACCTCAAGGGCAACTGCATGAAGTACCTGTGGCGTTATGACTACAAGGGCAAGCAGGTAGAAGATTTACAGAAGGCTCAGTGGTACTTAGCCCGACTGTTAAATCAAGTAGTGTTTGAAAATGAGGAGAATAGCTGATGGCTGCCGGACAGACGCACGGAGGCAAGGGATCAGCTACACGCCCCACAGACAAGAAGAAGTATGAAGATAATTATGACCGCATATTTGGCAAGAAGAATAAAGACAAACCTAAATCAAAGGATAAAAAATAATGGATCAGTATCAACAGTTTATACACAAGAGCAGATATGCACGTTGGATGCCAGCAGAAGGTCGTCGTGAGACATGGGCAGAGACAGTACAACGCTACGTGGACTTCTGGATTGATCGTGGTCAAGTAGACGACAAGACAGCTAAGTTGCTGTTCAAGTCTATCCACGACTTAGAAGTTATGCCGTCTATGCGCTGCATGATGACAGCAGGCGAAGCACTTAAGAAAGACAACGTAGCTGGTTTCAACTGTAGCTACTTGCACATTGACTCACCACGTAGCTTTGACGAGCTGATGTACGTGTTGATGTGCGGCACAGGCGTTGGCTTCAGCGTAGAGCGTAACTACATCACCAAGCTACCAGTAGTGGCTGAGACTTTCCACGAGACAGACAGCGTTATTGTTGTAGCTGACAGCAAGATTGGCTGGGCTTCTGCGTTCCGTGAGCTGATTGCAATGCTGTACGCTGGTAAGATACCTAAGTATGACGTACACAAGGTACGCAGTGCTGGCGAACGTCTTAAAACCTTTGGCGGTAGAGCTTCAGGGCCAGAACCTTTGGAAGATTTGTTTAAGTTCTGTATGGCTGTGTTCCAGAAAGCTGCTGGTCGTAAGCTAACAAGCATTGAGTGTCACGACATCTGCTGTAAGATTGCAGACATTGTTGTTGTAGGCGGTGTACGTAGGTCAGCTCTTATCAGCCTGTCTAACCTGTCAGATCCTCGTATGGCTAAAGCTAAGAATGGCAACTGGTGGGAACTAGAAGGTCAGCGTAGACTCGCTAACAACTCTGTAGCCTACACTGAGAAGCCAGACTTTGAGTCGTTCCTGGCAGAGATGGCTAACATGTACGAGTCTAAAGCAGGCGAGCGTGGTATCTTTAGTCGCGTTGCAGCTCAGAAGATTGCAGGACGTAACGGACGCAGAGACGAGACCTACGAGTTTGGTACTAACCCCTGCTCTGAGATTATCCTAAGAAGCAACCAGTTCTGCAACTTGTCAGAGATTGTTGTACGCTCAGACGACACGCTTAAGTCTTTGAAGAAGAAGGCACGTGTTGCAGCTATCATTGGTAGCCTACAAGCTACACTAACAGACTTCAGATACTTGCGTAACTGTTGGAAGAAGAACACAGAAGAAGAAGCGCTACTGGGCGTCAGCATGACAGGGATCATGGATCACTACCTGTTGAGCAAAGGCGACTCACCTGACTTAGCGCGTTGGTTGGAGGAGATACGAGATGTGGCTATTGAAACAAATAAAGAGTGGGCTGCCAGCCTTGGAATTAATCAGTCTGCTGCTATTACAGCTGTTAAGCCAAGTGGTACTGTGTCTCAGCTTGTTGATAGTGCTAGTGGCATCCATCCTCGCTTCTCTAAGCATTACATTCGTCGTGTCCGTTCAGACAAGAAAGACCCACTTGCTATCTTTATGTCCGAAGCTGGCTTCCCTGTTGAACAAGATGTCATGAGTCCTGCTTCCTCTGTCTTTAGCTTCCCGGTTAAGGCTCCAGAGACAAGCGTTACAGTGAGCCAGGTAGGAGCTATGGAACAGCTACAGCTTTGGAAAGCATACCAGAACCACTGGTGTGAACATAAACCAAGCATCACTGTATACTACACCGATGATGAGTTCTTGCAGGTAGCACAATGGATCTGGGATAACTTTGACATCTGTAGCGGTATCAGCTTGTTGCCGTTTAGCGATCATCTGTATCAGCAAGCTCCGTATGAAGACATCACTGCTGAGAAGTATGAAGAGCTATTAGCAGCTATGCCACAAGGTGTTGAGTGGATTGACCTGGGTAACTTCGAGAAAGAAGATAACACCACAGGGTCACAAGAGTTAGCGTGTGTTGGTGGATCTTGTGAGTTGGTGTAGCTTATAGTTAACATTGTACATTGTATGAAACAAAAGCCCTATAGAGAGATTCTATAGGGCTTTTTTATTACTACTGAGTTACCTTCTCTGTTAAAGCGTTATAAATAATACGTCCTGTTTTAAACCTACCTGATTGTAAAAGTTGTAACTGGTTTCTTGTGATATCCTTACTAAGGAGAACTTTCATAAGCTCTGGGTTCTTATAAGCTTCTTTTAGAACTTTACTAGACGCTTCTACTCCTAAGTTCTGTATTGCTTTAGTTGCGGCGTTAGAAGCTGTACCCGCCAACACAATAGAAGAAGAACCGGCTAGTAAGTTAACACCTTTCAAAGCAGCTAACTTAGCCGCTAGTATTAGACCAGCACTTGTTTTAGGTGGTGCAACTTTTGTATATCCTCTTTTAGCAGATAGAGATTTACTTATACTGCTTACATCTTTAAGCAACAGCTCTAAACCTTTTTGTTCAGCAGTATTAAACACGGAAGTCAACGGCTTAAAATCTTTTAGAATCTTTGCAAAACTAACAGGATCAATAAGCTCTACGTTGCCTTTACCTGCTACTTGCGAATCAACAATTTTCATTGATTGTGCAACCACACGATTAGCAACCTGTTCTTTAAATACAGCAAGAGCTTCTTTGTTAGTACTTAAAAGCTTGCGGAACCTAGCAGAAGTTTGTGTAGGACTTGAAGATTTAAGAATAACATCCATAACCTGCTCTGGAGTCATGTTAGTTACTCCATAAAAGTCGTCAAGACGCGCTACTTCTGCTGCTGTTTCAGCATTCTGCACCACTTTCCCTTGAGACCTAGCCTTTTTCTTAGCTGCTTTAATAGCTTCACCTACTGCAGGGAATCTTTCTATCCAAGAAGAATGAGCAGTTTCAAAGGCCTTAAAATCTTCTAGTTTGTTGGGGTTTACCTGAGCCTGAAACTTAGCAAGAAGAAATCCTTCAGCCTGTTTTAAAGCGTTAGACTGAGCAGCTGTGCTGCCAGAGGTTGCTAAATTAAAGACTTCTTCCATCTCTCTAGCAACAATATCCATGTCAGTTTGCTTGGCTGTTTGACCGCCTACCATTGTCTCTAGCTTCTTTTCTTTAACCGCCTTCTTAGTTGCAGGTACAAAAGCTCCTCTAGTAAAGGTATCGTGTACTTTTTTAGAGAAATTAGTAGCTTTTAAATAGGTATCACGCAGCTGTGGATTAACACTTTCAACACCTAATGTAATATTATCTAAAGCAGCTTGCTGAGCTTCCCCTAGAGCTTTCTGGTTATATTGAAAAGTAGGGTCTGTCGCTGCGTTTGCGCTTCTAGCCATAGAGTTGAGCTTGCTTCTTAAATCTCTAAGGACTAGAGGAGCTTCTACAGCTTGTAGAGGCGCGTCAGGCCATTTAACTTTTACGCCTGCTTTAGCTAACCTCTTCTTGTTGTCAGGAGTAACTTCAAACGTCTTCCAGCCTTTACCTGTACGTGCAACACCTTTTCCTAGAATGTTGGCAAACTCTTCAGCAGGCAACACTGCTTGTGAGCTGGAGTTAGTAACAATTGTTTCAACAGCGTCTACTAAAGGTTTAGTCGGTATCTTTACAGAGTCGTTTATAGGCTGCCATAGGTTGCTTTCTTGTTGTTTAATATCTGCATAAATTTTATTAAAAGACTCTTCAAACTCTTTTGACATTTTAGTGACATCGCCATCGTAGATCTTTAAAAGCTTAGCAAGCTTTTCTGTCTCAATCATAACTCTGTCGTCTACTTGAGCTACCAAGTCGTTTTGTATCTTAGGCAAGAATTCTTTTAAAGCTGTCCAATCTAAAGAACCGCCTTCTGCTTTCATTAAAGTTTCAAGCTCTCTTGCTAAGGAGTACTGAGCTTGATCAACTTGGTCGTCTACAAAACCTGCAAAAATACTGTCTTCAGCAGCTAAAGCTCTTTCTAAAGTAAGGATTCCTGAGTCATTTGTTTGTTGAGCTACAGATAATACAGAAACCTCGTCAGCAGCTTCTAAAGCTAGTTTAGCTTCTAACGGGCTAACACTCTCTCCTCTAATTCGTTGACTAGCTAAAGTTACTGCGTCTTCTCCAAACTTAGCATCAAAAGCGTCTATTATTTTTTTACCTGCTACTTCGACACCTGTGTCTGCGTATCTCATAATTCCAGTAGCAGCTTCTAAATAAGTAGCTGGTTTACGCGCTGCTGCAAAACCACCAGCAATTTCAGCGGGCAAAGCTATAAGAGCACTGTCTGAGCCAGTAGCTTCTGTTGCTACCTCTCCCGCCACAGCCATAGCTAACGCTACTTTAGCTTCAGTAGGCAGAGAAGACTCTGCCAGAGACCTTGTAATGCCTGTACGCGCTCCTTCTACTCCTACAAAAGGCTGACCAGTTTTAGGGTTTAGCGCAACTCCTCTTTTTCCGTAGTTGACAAGACCAGTGCCTAACATGTTTATTGAAGCACGAGCAGCACTGGTAATACCAAGACCAAGAGAAGCGTAAAAACCGCCTTTGTCTAAGAATTGTTCAGTTTCAGCATCATTAACAAAAGTTTTGTTTCTAAATAAATCAGGAACGCCTATGTCGTAACCACCTTCCCACTCCATGTCTACGTTTACGTCAGAAGCTTCTGCTAGGTTTTCTAAGTTTCTAGTTCCCATAGTAGCTAAGTAAGTAGGAACCCGCACAGCCATGTCATAGCCAAAACTATAAAGAGGCGTCACCATGGCGTCTACCACTTCCATTACAGGATTTACAACAGGCGCTGTACGATAGCGTAGCTCTTCTCCTGCTTGTTGTAGTAAACTTTCCTCTGGGCGTGGAGTAACATTAGTGCCTTGATCAGAAAGAACAGGAACTTCTGGAAAAGACGTAGGCGGCGTTGCTCCTCCTTGTAGCTCTTCCGTTCTTTTTTCACCAGCTAGTCTTGCAATTACTTCGTTAGGGAACTCAATACCTGTGTCAAAAACAACTCCATTGCTCGAAGCTCCTGACTCAAAGATTACGTTAGAAGTGTCGAATATTGCCATTAGTAAACGCCTTTTACAATTAAACCTTGATTTTCATAAGCTGCTAAAAATTCTCTAACGTTCATGTTATTAGCTGCGGCAGTATCTTTAATATCAGCCCAAGTTACATCTTTATTCTCGCCTTTAATCGACAAGGTAAAACCTCTAGGCTTATCTTTTACCCAGTATTGCGAAAGATTAGCACCGTCCTGTATTACTTCCATTCTTTTGTAATCAACACCGTTTCTTTTAGCTGCTGCTATTTTACTTCTAGGGATTTTAGTTAAATAATCATCCCATAAAGTAGTATGGTCTAGTGAAGTAACTTCAGATAAGTTAGATCGCTGATTAGCAAAAGTGTTCTCTTCGATCTGATTTACAGCTTTATTTAACTTAATTGTTGCCGCTGCTTCGTTATACTGCCAAGGCTGGGTGTAACCAGGTAGTACTTTCTGCTGATATTCTAAATCTTTATCTGTAAATCCTCTACCTTGCGCCTCCATCATTGGTATAATAGCTTCGTTCTGTAAAATCTTTAGAACAGCTTGATCTCCAATTTTCTTAGAAAAAGATTCTGGATAAGCTACTCCTGCTAGTTGAAAAACACCTTGTAAATTTTTAGATTGGTTAGCTACAAAATCAGCAATCCCGCCTGTGTCGAAACCTTTTCCTACTTCCGTCAATATAGCGTTTGCTGCTTTCTTATCCGTGACAGCCGTTGCAGCCGCAGCTGCAGTTATATCAACATAGTTTGCTTGACGTATTAAATTGTTTTCTTCAATTGTTTGCTGTGGAGTTTGTACAGTGCTGACTAAAGGAGTTGGCGGCTTTACATAAGTTTTAGATATCGCCTTTCCCTCTAGCTCTTGAGGAGTTAAACGAATATTAGTTCCTGGTTTATAAGGTATACCGTCTTTTAGCTCAACGCCTCCGACAGTTGTATTGGTTTCTGTGTCAACAAGAGATGCCTGTTCAATTTTAGGAGCATCTGGTACTTTCCCTAAGATGCCTAAAGCTGCGTTTATAGCGCCAGGTACTTTATTACGAACAGCTACTGCTAACGATGCGTATTGTGTAGGCAATGCGTCAGCCACTGTCTTAGCATCATTTGTACTCTTAGTCAACGAAGTAGCTTTAGCATCCAACTGCTGTTTAAACTGAGCAGCCTTCGCAGGATCAACAATGTTCAACAACTGTATAAACTGTGGTTGATCTTCTGGGTTTGTAGGGTCTAGCCCCACTAGCTTTGTTTTAGCAAGCTCAACAGGGTCTTGCTGCTGTAGTCCAAACATGCCACCAAGGCGACCAGTCAATGCTTCGTTCTGTTTAGCTGCAAAGCCTAGAAGCTGCTGATCTCTTGAAGGAGAAGTAAACGGACTTGGTCGTTGGTTCTGACCGCTTATGCCTGTTAATAAACCTGCGTAATCTATGTTAGCCATTAGTAATTACCTCCTAGAGGTTGGTCATAAGTAGGCATTTGAGAAGCATCTTTAATTAAAGAGTCTAGTGCCGCGTTAGTCTCAGCAGTTGGTTTGCTGCCGAACTGACCAAATAACCAATCAAAACCTTTACCAAGAAGACCGCCGCCACTTGGAGCGTCCTGCCCTGGGATACCTGCATAGATCTCAGCTATCTGTGCTTGCTGCAGTGGAGACATCTGCTGACCCGTCAATAGACCTAAGATAGCGTCTTGAGTTTGTAGATCAATTCTGTTGGCTAAGTCCTGGCCTTGTACGTAAGACTCAATGCCTCTACCAAGTAACTGACTAGAAAGTTCAGCGCCTGTGCGTTGACCAGCAGAAGCGTAACCAGCAGGTATTTGACTACCTTCCAGAAGAGATAGAGCTTGCTGTTGTGGGTTGTAACCAGCAGTCATCAAACCTTGAGCTGAGGTAAGTGCTTGAGCTTCTTCTGCTAACACACGATCTCTAGCGCTTAATGCAGCAGTGTTCTGTGCTTCTGCTCTAGCCTGCTCATAAGCAAACTGCTCTGGAGAACCGCCATACTGTGCAGTCTGTATACCACCACGACCACCTGCAAACAAGTTCTCTTGCATCTTTAAGCGGTCTCTCTCTTCTCCAGGCTGCTGAGTAGCCCTAATCTGCTCGTAGATGCCTTGTGCGCGAGCTGCAGGGTCTTGGCCTACCTGTCCAAACAACTGCTGAGATTGCCCTAGAAGCTGGTTCTGGAGCTGTTGCTGTTCAGGAGAGAGGTTGAGGTTATAACCGCCTTGAGCAGTTGTACCTATGTTAGCCAAGTTGCTTGTTACAGTGTATGGCTGAAAAGCTGACTCTGCTCTTGAAGTAGTAGCCGCTTCGTTTGCTAAACCTCTAGCTACCTCACCGCCTTCTCTAGCAATATCAGAAGCTTCGTTGCCTAGGTAATAAGCACCACCAGCTCCGAGCATGTCTGCAATATTCCCACCTGTAAATAAAGACATTAGTACGATCCTCCAGTAATTGTGTCAGCAGTCAGTGTGCCAGTTACGTTGACAGTAGCGGCAGTCATTGTTCCTGTAAACGTAGGACTAGCTGAGTTTGCTTTAGAGTTAACAGCGGTCTGTATGTTGTTAAACTCAGTGTTAATTTCAGTACCCTTCACAATCTTAGCAGGGTTGCCAGAAGCTAAAGAGTCCTTGGTTGCGAAGTTAGTGGTTTTCGTATAGTTGGACATTAGAGCATTCTCCCTACTAGAGCGTGTATGTCAATTTTCTGTATTGAAAAAGGTGAGTTGTTAATTTCAGCTTCAATGCCTACTGTAAGCACATTGCCGTTTCCTGAAGCGTTTACTTTAGGTGTGTTAACTACAACAGATCCTGTGTATTCGCCAGTAGTGTTATACTCTGCTATACCGTACTCAGCAGGTACACCGCTACCAAAAACAAATGCTTGCTTTGTGTAGCTTTCTGTGTAATCATAACCCCAGTTTAAGACAGTCTCTGTGCTTTGACCTCCAATGATAGTCAAGTTAAACTTCTTCAAGAACTTCAAGTTAGCTGGACTCTGGAAGTCGTTAGGGTTGCTGAAGTAACGCAGCTGATACTGTGTAGTGTCGTCAAGATAGCTACCGTAGCGTATGATGCCTTCACTGTGTCCCATGTACAAAGAGTCGTCAGCAAACATAGTAAACGCAGCAGGCTCTAACGCTGTCCAGGTAGTAACACGAAACGCCCCATTCTCTAAAGGCTGACGTACATCAAAGCAATACACAATATTACTGGACGGCAGTGTCAGCAAGTAGAAAGCATGTATAGGGCTATAGATAGATTTAATCTCTTCTCTATGGCCATTAGCGTGTGCTTCTTCTTCTACAGCAGCTAGTAAGTCACTACGGACATTCATGCTTACATCACGCAGAGGTAGAGACTTCTCCTGGACTATCCTTCCTAAAGACATTATACCACGACTAGAAAGAAAAAGCAAGTCCGTTCCTGTACTTTGTATAGAATCTCTTGCAATACAACCTGTACCTTCAACTGTGTCGTGTAAGGTTAAGTCTGAAGAAGGACTCTGAGCACCTGTAAAGATTAATACATTTCTTTTACCGAACACCAGCAAGAAGTTGTTGTGTTCAGCAAGAGCAACCACTTCATCGTATCCGTTAGGCCATACTGTAGTTAAGTTGATACTGCCTGAAGATCCACCATGCCAATCATCGCCAGCAAGCAACGAACTCCAATACACTGTGTACTTGTTGTTAACAACGTCACACGACCACAGGCGTCCATAAGCAGCAAGTACATCGTTACCTTGTGGAGGTTGGTTACCACCGGAAGTTGTTAAAAGAACAAGCGTTGTCGATCCTCCAACACTCTCTAAAGGAGCGTGACCGCTTTGGAAGAAGTAAACATCGTTGTTAAAAGAGACAATCTTCCAGTTGTTGTCGCTAATGGTATAACCAGCAGGTAGTGTTACTTCTGTTAAAGTAGTCGTGCCTGTAAAGATCTTGTTGTTGCCCGCTGAGAACACAGTGGTTACGTTCAACACGCTGATGAACTCAAATACGTTCTCAATACCTCTGCTAGTGCCTAAGACATCTCCACCGTTAGTAGTGATCTTTGTGTAGCCCTGGCGAGCACCTACTCGACCTAACTGATCAATAACACAGTTGTCAGCAATAGAAGCATAGGCAGGGTCTAGTCCAATAGGCGAGTCTTGAGTGTTTATACCCAAGAAGCCTGGAGCTGCAATTGTAATATTCTGTAGTTGCTCAGCCATTATACAGTCGTCCAAATAGTCTCTTCAGGGTGTTTAGCAGCGTCTAGTGCTACAGCGTCTGACAATGTTCTACCAGCCAGCGAGAACAACTCAGAAGCAGAAGTACCGCCTGTCTCTCCACGCTCTCTAGCGCCTAGTGCAGTAGCCAACTGTATAACAGGAGAAGAAGGTATAAACATCTTGTCAGTGTCTGCTTCTAAATCTGCTGTTCTCAACACCACGTTAAAATACAGGTTGTACACGCCGTTAGGAGCAGGGTAGACATCAACAGCGCTGTCGCCGTTAGTGTCAATACCATTCCAACTGTAGAACTGAGGAGCGCCTAGAGGTGGAGTCTCAATCAAGTAAGCTGCTGTCATCCAATGTGCTGCACGATACTCCATGAACCAGTCAGAAGTGTCGTTAACAACGTCAAGAACTTTAATGCGGTCTTGTGAGCCTGTAAGGTTGTAGTTAAAAACATCAGGAGTAGTGGTAACAGTCAACGTGCTTCGTAAAGCTGACCAATCCCAGGTGTCTTCTACAGTTCGCTTAGCATCGTTAATAAACTCTCCAACAAGCTTAGAATAGCTGGTCTGTCCTACAGTGCTTACTTCTTCTTCTCTGAGTCTCCGTAGAACACTGTTTACTAATTGTAGGTATGTCATTATTATCGCCTTCTAAAATTGTTAGAGTTTGTTAGCATTCCTTGCTGAGCAGGAGCTTGCAAGCCTCGTTGTTGTAACTGTACATAAGGAGAAACTACCTGGTTACTGCCAATGTCTATTTTAGATTTAAACAAGTCTGCAAACACCATGTCAGTAGTTCTAGTAGGTGACATCATACCTTGCTCGCCTTGTTCACCCTGTATGCCTTGCTCACCTTGGTCTCCTTGGTCTCCTTGGTCTCCCTGGTCTCCTTGGTCTCCCTGGTCTCCCTGGTCTCCTTTTGCACCGTCAACACCGTCAACACCGTCAACACCGTCAACACCGTCA